TCTAGTTACGGTCGTAACAATGGTGCTTTCGACAGGTTTAATGCTTTGAAACAAATGGAAAGTATTGGTAACACTATCGTGTTCACTGACCATACTACTGGTGAACAGTTGGAAGTGTATGTTGAACAGGTCACTTGGAAGAAAACACTTGCACCTTCCCGTGGTGATCGCAAGAATGCTGGTGGCATTGTGACACTTTTGTTAAGGAGTGTGTGATGTCTGCTGTTGAAACTGCTGGTCTTATCCTTACTTGTTTAACGATTGCGGGTATTCTTTTGGGTGGTTTAGGTTGGTGGATTAACCAGAAAATTAAGGAAGCAACCTATCAGATTCAACCTAACTCTAATGGCGGTAAGTCTTTAGCAGATTTGCATAACAAGTTTGATGTCATGGCGGATGATGTAAAACTTTTGAAGAAGGCAGTTGTACAACTGGAAGATGACATGGAGGATATGCGTGAACATTAATACTTGGAAAGATTTAATGTCTTTCATTAACGACAACCCTGTCGGGGTTGCTGCAAAGATTTTCTTTGCCACGGCAATAACTTATGTTGTCGATAACATTGCTGATTTCGGGTTGCCTACGGTGCTTGTTGTTGCTGCACCTCCAGCTCTTGTCGTGTTGATTGACTATTTGAATGGTGAGAATCCTCGCTTTGGGAAAGGTAGCAGTGAGTAAAACTATTAAAGGTTGGGATGTTATCCCTAAAATGAATGATCCTCGGTTGAAACTGTTTACTGTCCCTGGAACTAAACGTAAACTACGGTTGCGTAGAGATGTCGGTGGGTATCTGATTGCGTTTACTGCCGAATATCATCGTGTGATTGCCCCGATTGATGAGGGTACTTTTGATGACTGGTCGTGGACTGCCCCTCGCACTGGTCGTGCATCGTCTAAAATCTCGGATCATTGTGGTGGTGTCGCTATCGATTTGAATGCCACGAAAGAAGGCAGTCAGTCGAAGTCGAACGTGTGGTGGAAGAAACACCCTGTGAAAGCTCTCCGCATGAAGCGTCTGCTTCGGCAATACAACCTCCTTGAATGGGGTGGCAATTACAAGAACTTTTATGACCCAATGCATTTCGTTATCAAAACCCCTAACGTTGCTTTAGTTAAGAAAGAAATGAAACGTCTAGGTATCACTTCAACAGGCCGTATACGGGGTAAATAACCCCCCATTACAGCCCCATAAACAAGGCTTTAGAGCCACGTAGAGACGTTAAACCCCCTGTACTGACCATCCAGTACGGGGGGCATTTTTTTATGCCCTAAAATAGATAAACAATATAGTACCTATAGTCGCTCGGTTAAACCTCGCTCCATGCCTGAACCCTGAAAAGAGAAACGCCCCCCTACCCCCCACGATTTTAAACTCGTAGTAGGATAGGGAAACCCTCTATCAGAACTTCAGGCTTTTGCCTTCGCCCGTCAATGGAGTTTCCGCCCCACGCTTTCGCGCACACCCAGCATAACACACGACCCACAACCCTCAAACCTGCGACACGCCGTGTCCTGATTTGACAAGCCCAAAGAATTCTGTCATCATCTGCACATGAATGAACAACAGAAGCCAGAATATTTAAGTTACTCACAGTTCACAACGTTTCTTAGTTGTGGAGAAAAGTACAGGCTCACTCGTGTCCTGAAACTTGAAGAAGATCCAGCATGGTATCTTGTCGGGGGTAGTGCAGTGCATGCAGCAGCTGACGCTATCGATCATCAACTACTAGCGGAAGCGGGCAGGGCATGAAGAAAAAATATAGTCAAGAAACAAAATGCTTGCAGCAATGTCTTTACGCAAAGCAGTTTGCTGAAAACCTTTCCCTCAACGGGGAGGAATATCACTTCATGGATATTCTGGATGTTCTGGCACAAAGCGGTTTAAAGCTGCAAGTGTCCGAAGAAAACATTGCATCTACGACATATTTTGAAATGATTTCAAGCGAGAATCTAACATGAGTGGCATAGCCTACGATGCTGGTATCGCAGCATTCCACGAATACGTTTCCCAGAAAGAAACCGAACTAGCAGATAAGCCTTGGCGTGCTGGTGGTCGTGCATCCAAGAAATATCCTGAGAAAGAAAACCGTGACTGGTGGATGGCTGAAGGTCCATCAATGGTTCACAACTGGTACAACTGGCGTATGACTAACCCAAACATTGATGTGTGGACTACACCCGATGGTCAGCCAGCAGTAGAATTAGGGGTTAATGTTCCTCTACCTGGTGGTGTGATTCTTAAAGCATACATTGACCGTATCATGGTGGACACTAACACTAATGAAACTATCATTGTGGATTTGAAGACAGGTCAGCCACCCAAGTCAGGGTTACAGTTGGCTGTGTACCGTCTAGCTTTACAGCAACAGTTCGGTATCGCTCCACAGTTCGGTGCGTATTGGATGGCTCGTGGTGGAACACTCGACACCGTGTATGATCTCACGTTTTACGGTGACGACATGGTGGCACGTTGGATGCGTGATGTTAAGAAAAGTATTGATCAGGAACTGTATGTTCCAAACATGACAATGATGTGTAACAGTTGTGGTGTTAAAGAATCATGCTATGCTTACTCAGGTAACATGGAGCATGCACCTGATTTCAGGTCTGATTTGGGAGGTAATGATGCTGGGAGTTAGACGTAGGGAACGTCAAGAATATTTAATCAACTGGCTTGGTCGTTTAGATGGCGAACTAGACAGGATGCACATGGTTCTTGATGAACTGGAACGTAAGCAGGACAACATGTTTAACCGTGTACGTTCAATGGATTTCAATCTTGAAGTACACGAGATGGATATTGAATATTTGAAAGCAAACACTAAAAAGAAGAAAGGTAACAAGTAATGAATAACGAACCACGACACAAGATGACAGTGAAAGTGTTGGATGCCTTGCGCACTATCCAAGGCTACACGTTGGAAGAATATCAAGAGGCACGTGATGAACTTATCGCTGACCTTGCCAAGGATGCGGAAGCGGTTGCACTCGCTAAAGCTGCTGGTAATGCTAGCCCTTTGACTGTGCCACCTTCAGCAACACCTGAGGCTGCTGCCCCTTCAACATGGTCACCGCCTGAACCTGCTGCACCGCCAGCATCATTCTCTAGTGCAGCGATCCCTTCATGCCAGCATGGTTCACGTACTGCTAAGAGTGGTTCTAGTGCTAAAGGACCTTGGCGTGCATGGATGTGTCCATCACCTAAAGGTGACCCTTCACAATGCCAACCTGACTGGGTTACACGTGGCACCCCAGCATGGAATAATTTTCCTGCATAGCATCCCCCCACCCGCACCTGAGCATGTGTCTAAACTGCTCCCCCTACTTTAGGAAGGAGTTGTTGTGAGAAGTCTTGACAGGGCTGTACGTTCCATAAAGAAAAACACTATGAGTGTACCGTCACCGTTCAAAACATGGACAGATAGTCAAATCAGTATTCGCCGTGGTGAAGTGTCCATGATTGCGGGACCTCCAGGTGCAGGTAAATCAACTGTTGCCCTTGCTATAGCGGTACGTTCAGGTGTACCCACATTGTATGCGAGTGCCGATAGTCACGAGTCAACGATGGCTATCCGTTCATTGTCTATGGCTACAGGTATACGTCAGTCTGAAGTGGAGCAAGCCATGACTGATAATCCACAGTGGGCTAGTGACATGTTGAAAGAAAACGTTAGTCATATTCGGTGGATGTTTGATGCTAGTCCCACGCTTGCTGATCTTGAGGATGAGATTAGTGTGTATCGTGAACTGCGTGGTAGTGATCCTGAACTGGTGGTGGTGGATAATGCTGTCGATGTTACGCATGATAGTGGTGACGAGTTTAGTTCGTTGCGTTCTTTAATGCGTGAAGTTAAATGGTGGGCACGTGAAACTAATGCAGCTTTCCTTATCTTGCATCATACTTCTGAATCTTATGAGGGTAACCCTTGCCCTCCCCGTTCCTCGTTGCATGGCAAGATTGCACAGGTTCCTTCTTTGATTGTGACGTTATCGTCAGCGCAGCAGGGGCTTATGGCTGCATCAGCGGTAAAGAATCGTTACGGTAAGGCTGATCCTTCTGGTCGTACCGCAGTGTGGCTTGACTATACTCCTGAAACTATGCAGTTGAATGATGGTGTGGCATGAAGATA